GGCGTTGCTGGTTAAGCACCTGCTGCTGCGCAGCTGTAGAAGTCTGCTGGCCAAACCGTGCTTGGTCGGATTGTGACTGTGCCGAACCAATATTAGCAAGTGTCTGACCCATCTGACCGGCTTGCGCCAAGCCTGCAAGACCCTGCTGCGAACCAAACTGGCGGGACTGTTCCGCCATACGCTGCCTATCAAGGTCAGCTTGTTGGTTCGCCTGACGTGAAGCAAGGCTGGTTTGTTGGTTAGCTAGTGCAGCACGTAGTGCGTTCTCAGCGTTCATACCCTGTGCTTGGAACTGCTGCGCTTGGTTGTTGACCCGCGCTTGCTGTTCATTTGACAGGTTCGCCAGTGCAACCTGCAGCCCAGTCTGAGTGCCAAGTTGTTGTGTTTGTAGTGCAGCTTGTTGGTTTTGTGCGCCTGCTGTCATACCCGCTGCGCGGTCACGCTCGAACTGCTGCTGTGCATTCTCATACGCTGACTGCATACCACGGGCTTGGATATCGCCCATCTGCTGGCCTAAGTTACGCTCGCGCTCCATGGAAGCAAGAAGCTGGCGGCTACCACCATAAGTGCCCTGACGGGCTGAACCGAGGTCCTGTGCAACCTGCCCACGCCGTGCACTTGTAACAGCTTCGCGCATCTGAGGTTCCAGCGCCTGCTGAATAAACGGCGACATATACTGCTGCGCCTGCTGACCGCCGAACATCTGCGGACCCTGCATCTGGAAATAGTTGAGGTTAGGGTTGTATCCTGATTGCGCCGCCTGCATGTTCTGCGCAGTTACACGGTCCGCCCGCACATTATCCAGCCCGCTAATCTGCTGCGAACTAAACTGGCCGGGGGTATACTGCCCTGCGGCGATTGAACGGTCTGCAACATCAGAAGCAATTCCGGTAGCAGTGCCGAACTGACCCGGCGTCTGCTGGTTTAGGATGTTATTTTGAACAGCCCGCTGCTGCCCCGTAAAATCGGCAATGCGCTCTTGGCCATAAGTCTGGTACGGCGTCGTCAGGTTCGCCTCTGCCCGATACATCAACCCTTCGAAAAAGGGACGTGCGTATTCAGGCAGATTGCTCTGAGTAACCGTTTGATTTGTCGGCTGACTGCCACCACCACCACCGCCCATATTACGCTCCTAGTCCTGTATCTGCGACGGGTAACTCATATACCTGCCAAAGTGCTTTATATCCATCGTCTTTAAAAATCTTCGACCAGCCAATCCTACCAGAGGACTCTATTCGGTCGCAATCATTATCGTGTGCCCAGTGCTGCAACATTTTAAGCATAGGGGTTTTCCACTCCATACCTTCATCACCCGCGCAAAATACCATATCGAGACATAGCAGACGTGGATACTGTTTAAAGCAAGTAACTGTAATGCCTTTGACCTCTTCGCCTACAAATGCAACCCAAAGATGATGGTCATACTGCGTAATTGAGTCGAGAATATCTTCAGGCTCATACCGACCAAACGTATACTCCGCAGCTTTACTTAGGTGCGAAAATATCTTGGGCAGTACCTCGCTTACATGTTCAGTAGGGATAAGGCTTACTTTCATTATCCAAGTCCATGGCGCAATTTAGTGTCTTGGCCGCGCTTCGCTTTCTTACGGGCTTTATGGGCCTTGTTCATAAGCGAGTACAGTTTGTCGGCACCGCGCTTCGCGCTGCCCTTACCAATCCGCTTCACAGCGTCAGCGGGGATAATAGCTTCGTCACGCGCAACACGTGCAGGCTGGTCACGCCCTATGCGGGCACGGACACTATCACTCACACCGTCGCCCGGGCCTTCAACTGGACGGCCACCGATACGGCGAATAGCTTCAAGACCCGCGTTGCTGCTGCCGTTACCGATTTCAGATACCGTGCGCGCATCGAGCACAAAGGCTCCATCAGACAATTCAACTTCACCGCCATCGGCATAGCCCATGTCTTCTTCATTCTGTGCAGGGCCACCCATATAAGGTATAAGTGTCTGGGTGTAGCGGTTCTGACCCTTCTTCGCATTAGGGTTCAATATATTTTGTAGTATGGGTGTACCACGCGCAGTGCTGGAACCCGGACGCACAACCTGCCCCGAAGTGTTGTAGACTTCAGGCATGTCTACATCGAAGTAGCGCCGCTCTGCAGACGAGCTAAGAAGTTCATCGGTAGATGGTGCAAAAGTAGCTGTGCGCCGCTGCGCGGTATACGGACCGGTGTAAGAGTTATCTATTACGCCGTCGTCACCCATACTGCCGCCACCCGAAGGTGTCATTGCGCCGCTAACACCCTGCATAAGACCAGAAGCGGCCACCATCGGCGCGGCTTTACCGATGATACCGCCCGGAAGACCGGCACGTGCAGCATTACCAAAGTTTTGAGCAATACCCGCAAGACCCTTTTTGGCTACTTCGGTACCAACTTGCCCAGCAGTAGTAGCCGCAGTAGTAGCCGCAGTAGTACCCGCAGTGGTGACTGCTCCTGGGATATTAGCGCTTGCAACTTGGCGCGCCAAATCAGCAACAGTAGTACCCGCAGTAGTAGCCGCAGTAGTACCCGCAGTGCTGGCAACTTGCCCCCCAAATTTTGTAGCCAACTGCTGCGCAAATTCTGGGCTGCTAAGTAATTTAGCGCCAGCCGCTTTTTTAGCCGCTTCTTTGGCAGCACTACCAAACACATTGCCAGCACCCAAACCACCAGCAAGCGAAGCGCCGCCATACGCGCTGAGACCGGCTAACAGACCTTTCTTAAGGCTACCCGTCTTAGCGACGGAGCCAGCAGCTACGATACCCGCTGCACCAAGTGCGTTCACGCCCGGAATAAGCATAAGGCCAGCGCCAAGAATAGTGGGTAGCAACTTCTTAAGGAAGCCAGCTTCGGGAAGCCCGGTTTCTGGGTTAATCGTAAGTGAGCCACCATGCGCCATAGCCAGACCCTGCAGGCTGTTAACCTCGGCGGGTGTCATGTGGACAAGCATGGAGTCTTCGCCACGACCTTGCGACTGAAGCTGCTGCGCCATTGGGTTTTGGGTTACGTTGAGACCACTTTGCATAGGAAGACCGCCCGTAGTGCCGGGTATAGGGGTGCCTAGCTGTGGGGTATTACCCATAGGTGAAGCTGCGTTGTAGTCCATTATCCCTTGTCCCTACCTTGTATATGCACTTATAGCGGCAATCTGATAAAAACTAAAGCCCTTACACATCATGCAATCTCCGACATAAATTCAACCTGCACAATAGCCGAGGGGGTAGCCGGAATTGCAGGCGTAACACCAGCTGAATATGTAACCGCTGGGAAGTGCTCTAGCGACACACTTGTGCTTGTAACATGGAACATAACTTGAATATAGTCATTTGCAGCTAGCTCAACCATGATGGGCGTCGTGACAATTAAGTGTGATGGGCTACCAGCACTTTTGCGCGCTGAGATAGAGAACCGGCTATTAGTGTCGGGGATATCAGTCCCGTTTTTGCGCAGCCAGATGTCAATGTCTTGCACGTCATTAGTCGTATTCTTGAACTGAAGGCTGTAGTTAACGGTGTACACACCCGCGTCTGGCACTGTGAGGCGAGAACCACTGCTGAGCGTAACCCCATCCAGAAAATCTGATTGGTCATAAGTAACAGCGTAAGCGGTGTCGATTGCGGCGGCAGTCTGGTCGGTCTGGCTTTGGAACTGCCCATAAGGAAGTGTTATATGGATACCACTTCCGTAGAAGAAATCAGCGGTGTACGTCTCAGCGTTATTGCCTGCACGTGAGTCTAGCTGGGAGAAGTAGGTTTCTATAACGCGAATAACCTGCCGCATATACTGCGGGTCGTAATGGGACGGCGCGTTAGGCAGAGGCGCAGCGCGGAACCTATCGAGTGCCATTAGCGTTTACCATCTGGACGAGCGTCCAAGCGCGGTGCGCCAAGCTGCCAGTTAACACCGAGAGTATCTGACCGGATTTTAAGCGCCATCTGACGTGCACGAGCACGGACAAATATCTGGTCTGTATACTGGTTTACCGACGTTTCTATTACGCGTTGTGTATCGGCGGCATCACCAGAGAAGTTAGACCCCGGAAAGTTGCGTGGGCGGATTTGCAGTGTGACTTCTGGGTTATCACCTACCGAACCGCTGAAGCTAATATCAGGCAATATACGCCGAGTAAGCATGAACTGGTCGCCGTCCTCGAGGTCGAAGTCCGACGATTGGATATAACTGTCCATAGGCAGTGCGTCGTCGTTAACGCCAAACTCATGAATATACAGTACACCTGCGTCTGTGCCGCCCGGAGTGTTGGTAGCTTGCGGGTAGTTCCGCAGCGCGGTGTCGAGCCATGCAGTGCGGTCTATAGTGCCGTAATACCAGATACGCTCAAGGTGGTTATAGACAACATAGGCATCGTTATAGTCGCTCTGCTCGGTTGGGTAGAACCACCATATCTCGTTCCAACGCTCGTTAGTACCGCACACCACTTGGTCTGCTTGGTTGATGTTGAAGTTGTTGAACACGTGGTTACGCAGTGAGCATGGCAGTGTCTCGACGCGGCCTGTGTAGGCATAGAACTTGTCTTGCCCCATCCAGTACGTAATGTTGGCAGCGGATGCCATGGCGCGAGGCGACATAACTGATATGTTATCCGCATACTCCTGAAGCCCGAACACATCTGTGGTGCCGAGAAACTGCAGGGTAAACAGATGGGTGTCAGTCCACACAAGGATTTCCTGCCTAGTAGGCAGTGCCCGTACGATGCGCGAGCCACGTGAAACCCGAAGGTCACCTGCAGTGTTAGTCTGTGTAGGAGTCCAGTCACCCGGCGTGTCTTGGTCGGCCCAACGAATAAGCAACGGGTCAAAGTCTGTTACGCTCGTAGACCCAAACGGCACCGCGCCAAATGCAATCAAGTGGCGGTCTTGCTGGGATACCAGCAACTGCATAATCTGTGCTGGGACAGCGTCGGGGTCATACCCCTCACCATCAGCGTAATCCGCAAGGCGGATAGCTGGCGTAGACAAAGCAGGGCCGGGGTCTTCCGTAGTGCCGCGTACCCACCAGTAACCTTCGCCGTTACGGATATTCATAACGAGGTCGTTGTCGAAGTTATCAAACCACCAGTCGCGCTGCGGCAAGAATACAGGAGTAATAGTACCGGTGCCCCAATCACCACGGCCCCATGTGCCGACGTTCCACCCGTAGCCGCCAACTGTTATTGCGTTACCGGGACTAATCTGAAAAGACAGAGTTATAGCTGTGCCGCCTGCGGCAGATACGGTTGACGTAGCAGCGGTGCTAACTGTGTAGGTGAAGATAAAGTTGTCTACACGGGTTACCTCGTAGGTACCGTTAATTTCGGTAATGGGGATGCCGCCAATAGCGGATGGACTGCCGGAGCCGGTAACACCTGCAATAACTACGTAGTCACCAGTCTGCGCACCATGCGCAGTAGCTCCAAGGTTAACAGTAATAGTTGTGGTGGCGTTAGTCGTGTTTATGCAGTTGTTGGTAGCCGTGGTAGAAAGAACTGGGTCGGTATCACGTAGTGGTGTGATGTCGTAGAAGTTACCGGCAATCTCGATGTAGACTTTGGCGTTGGTGCCCATGGCGAGCATGTCATCGGAGTAAGTCGTAATCCAGTTTAACATCTGGCGGCAGTAGCCGACGAAGTCACTAGGGGCAGAACGCTGCCAGCCGCCAAGCTTCTCAGGATAACCGGAACGGAACCTGATTTTGTCGCACTCAAACCAGCCGCCCTCGTTCGAGTAGTTGGTCTGGTCGCGGTTCACACCGGGCTTAAACTGGAGCTTGATGAATGGCATTAACTTTTTTCACTCAATGCAAAGATTAGCTGCTGCACTTTAGCGTCGGTAGCCACGGTATCACAAGTGCCGTCAGGATTAAACACAGCAGGCACCTCAAAGTATGCGCCGTCCTCAAGCGTACCCTTGGCGTACCATTCAGCTTTATTTGCTGGGTAGAAGATTGTTATGCCCATACGATTGACCTCGTGTCGCCAACGGTTGTGCCGAATACGGTGGGCGCGCCATTAAATATCCATGTCGTTGATGTGCCGTTGTTGCTATAAGAAGCATCAGCGCGGTTTAACGTAGTGCTGCCGACAGTCAGCGTAGACCAGCCAGAATTAGGTGCGCTTCCAGCAACCGTGAAATCTAACCAAGCTGGCACGCCAGAGCTATAAACGTCTTTAAGTTGGTCAACAGTTAGACCACTAGCTGCCCATGTCGTCGGTGTGATACTCCCTTGGCCGACCT